AGAAGCGAGGTGCTGACATGCTGGGTGAACCCGGTGAGCGTCCTCTGGAGGACCTGTGGGATCAGGTAGTTCGTGCCTACGAAGCTAAAGACTTAACCGAAGACGACGCACTGGTTCAGGCCCGATGCGCTCGCATTCTACGAAACACCGACTTTGAAGAAGGAGAGATCAAACTATGGACACCTACGACATTGTAAACAAGCCGTCCCACTACACGCGGTACCAGATTGAACCTGTAGAGTTCATCATGCGAAACGGCTTAGACATGGCTACTGGCAACATCGTCAAGTATTCCCTCCGTGCTGGTCACAAAACCTACGAAGGCAAGACCCCCGACGAAAGTGCCGTCATCGATCTCCAGAAGGTCATCCGTTACGCAGAAATGCGCATCAACCTGATCAAGGGAGAAGACGTACTGTGATCATGGATACCCTCAAGTTGGCTGCATTGGTCGGCCTCATTGCCCCCTTCATCATCGTCGGTACTGGCGTGGTGTTGGGGCTTACCCTCGCGATTTCCCAAACGATGCTCGGCATGGTCTTGGGAATGATCGAATTGTTCACTGGAGGCGCTGATGATGACTACTAACTCTGAGACAACCGCTGTGCTGACTGCGGCTGACATCATTGAGCAGGAGGCCGAGGAAGGACTCGGCTACGTCCTGCCAGACGAAACCCAGAAGAAGAAGGAGGAGGATGAAGAATGACTGGCCCAGCGACTGAACTGGTTACCAAGACCCTTGAAGAAGAAGTAGAACGCCTAGCTAAAGCTGGGGACTACGACGGGGCATTGGAAGTTCTCAACGTCCTCTATGACTTCGAGGGCCTTGAACGGATTGACTTAGAACCAGCTTTGAATGGGAGATGAAGAATGAGTATCTTTGACAATATGACAGATGATGAGGCACTCGCCCACGCAATGAAACTGGTAGAGTACAACCCCAACGGAACCCCTCGGTACACCTCCGTCCACTACGATGCTGTTAAGGCTTTCACCGTGGCGATGGGTCAACCTGTTGGTGAGGACATTAACTCTCCCGCTAACGGGTGGCTCGCTGACCTGCGAGGTGAGTTGATCGAAGAAGAGTTTGAAGAAGTCTACAAAGAGCTTCCAAACTACGACATTCACGCGAGCGCTGAGATCGACAAAGCCGCACTCACCAAGGAACTCGCAGACCTTCTCTATGTCACCTACGGAATGGCAGTAACGTTCGGCCTCCCAATCGATGAAGTATTCGAGAGGGTCCATCGGAGTAACATGAGTAAACTCGGAGACGACGGTAAGCCTATCTACCGGGAAGACGGTAAGGTTCTCAAGGGACCTAACTACAAGAAACCAAACTTGGACGATCTATTCTAACCTGAGGGGCCTAGCGCCCCTCTTCTGCTAACCTAAGGATGTAACTCATGGCTTTTTATCGTGGGCGCATTGGCGCTGACCTTAACATCCCAGCCTTCGGTAAGGAAGAAGAGTGGGACCCCGTAAACAACAACGGCTCACCTTACTTCTTACTTGAACCCGCTATCGGCTGGGACCCCTACCGATTTCCTTCATATCTCCTACAGGAGCTTGTGACGGACTACGGTATTCTCAATCAGACTTACGTGAAGACGGTTGACGTACCCAGTGACGAAGTAAACGATACCCACACTGGCACGGACATTCTCTACGGGAACACCGACAGTTCCTATTGGGACATCCCAGCGTCCCCTGCGTCGTATCTCTACGACGATACCAACCCTGTCACCTTCACGGTCACCAGTCCTTACACCCATCAGACGCCCACCCAGAAGTTTACCCACGATTTCAGTGATGACCGTACATGGTCAGCCACCTCGAACAGCCATACGGTGACAACCTTCTTACTCGGTAACGCTCCCTCAGGTGCAGTCACCAACGCTGCCATCGGGGGTAATACGCGGATCATTGATGACTTCAGCCTCGCAAATGACGGCTCTCAAATCTACCAGTTCACCCAGACAGGCTCCTTCACGTCCTTTGTTATCACGGAGAATGACATTTTCAGTTATGGGTCAGGACACAAGAAGACGGAATATGGTTCCAGCAAATTCCTGAACCAAGACATCTCAGCGAAGTGTTACCAGATTGTAGCCACATGCACCGACGGTATCACGAATGCAAACATCGCACTGTCCGTGACTTACCCTTCTAAGCGCTCTGTGGATGATGGGTATATCTGGAACTCGGGAGAGCAAGCTGCCCATGGTGGCTCTAATGTCATCGTGGTTACAACTGCATTAGGACAGCCAATTCCACAGGATGCCGTCCTTCGATTGGAGTTCAAGCTCCGCACGTACAAGGACCGCAACGCCAATCAGGACGTGACCTCTGCGTACAACATCACGTATGTAGCGGGTACACAGACAGAGCAGCCTAAGGTGGTTCTCTCCAAGAAGTCCAACCCCGGCGCAGGTCAGGGTGCTCCTAAGGGCTACAAGCTGGATGGGGACGTAGCGTTCCCCTTCGTTCTGTTTGCTATTGATAACACAATCGACAACCACTCCCCTAAGGCGTGGACAAACGTGAACGGTAAGTCGTGGGTGGAGGACCCTGACTGGTATAAGTCTGCACAGTATCCTGTGAAGAGTATCAGCGTTCTCCTCAAGTACTCCAACGGTAACATCTTCGCGGACAACATCGATGTAACCCGACCGCTACAGGACGGAAAGTTCGGGTACTACAATGGTGTCACCGCTGCAAACGCAGGTCCGAGTGATCTTGTTCAGGTGGAGATTGCTTCTGGACAGATAGACATTGGGATGACCGTTGAGCTTACCGTTGAGTATGACCGTTACAGGGACAACAACGCGGGTGTGGACTGGACAAGCTACTTCGACGCCTTCGTCAGCGACATCAACGGTGCTGAACCCAAGCTCAGGGTACTAGGCAACGGTTCTAGTCCCAGCGACATTGTTCCTTTAGGGGCTGGTGTCCCTCATGGTATGGCTATTAACGTACAGTTCCACAGGTCAAACGGAGAGATACCGTCAGGCCACGGACGTACAATCTTGGCGAACGACCCCAACCTACACGACCCGATCAACTTTGCACGGTCTCTTGGTATCACCACACCCACCTACGGGTGCTATGATATGGTGGTCACCGTCAAGGACGACACCGGGACCACTAGAAACGGTCTGGTGAACGTGACCTTACCACCTCTGGATGCCGCTGGGTACTACCTGACGGAACAAGACGTGCTCGTTGAGATGAAGGACGGCTCCGGCCTCCCCTACAACTGGACCGTGAGGATCGCTGAGAAGCACCAAACCTACCGTGACCTTGGCCTTAACGCTGACATCACCTCTGACTACACATGGTCTATCGAGTACATCGATAGCTCCGAACCCGAATTAGGGTTGTTCCTGAAGGTCCGTAAGAACGGAACCCAAGTAGGTCCACCCTCAAACACTTACATGCGAGTTCGATACGACTGGCCTCTAGACCCCGGCGGTCTACCCATCATCGTACTCCTCAATCAAAACTTCTACAGGTAAACAAAACATGTCATTCAAAGATACCCGGTCGGAAATCGTCCACCGTCGTACTTACTCACGCCCACTCGACGAAGACGCGGGTGTGTTTGAAACCCTCGAACAGACTACAGACCGTATCATCGAACACCAACAGTGGCTCTGGGAGCGTGCCTTGGGCCGTGACCTTAACAGCGACGAACTGAACGAACTCGATGAGCTGTGGGACATCTTCCACAAACTCGAAGCCTCTCCTTCGGGTCGTACCCGTTGGCTCGGTGGTACTGACGTAGCGAAGACCCGTGAGGCTTCTCAGTTCAACTGTAGCTTCAACACCGTCCGTACACCTAGCGACGTTGTGGACGCCTTCTGGCTGCTCCTACAGGGCTGTGGTGTGGGCTTCTCCCCTGACGTTGGCGTACTCCGTGGTTTCCACAAGCCCGTCAAGATCACCGTGGAGCGTTCCAAGCGGATCAGCAAGGGTGGCCGTGAGACCACGGAACTACAGAAGCTCCCTCAGGCTGGTCACTACGTTCTCTCCGTAGGTGACAGCGCCGAGGCATGGGCGAAGTCCGTTGGCAAACTGCTAACTCTTCCCGCAGATGCATCGGTCCTCAAGCTGGACTTTTCCAACATCCGTCCCGGCGGTGAGCGCCTCTCGGGGTACGGTTGGATCAGCTCTGGTGACGGTACCCTCGCAGAAGCCTACGAGAAGATCGCTGGTGTTCTGAACAACCGACACGGTAAGCTGCTGAACGAGCTGGATATTCTGGATGTACTTAACCTTTTAGGTACCACCCTCAGCTCCCGGCGTTCCGCTGAGATTGCCTTGTTGGACATCGACAACGAGATGGCGCATGACTTCATCGATGCCAAGAAGGATCACTGGATTGATCGTCCTTGGCGTGGTCAGTCAAACAACTCTGTCGTCTTCTGGGACAAGCCTTCTCGCCTAGAGTTGGAAGGCGTCTTCGCCAAGATGATCGAAGCGGGTGGCTCTGAACCGGGCTTCATCAATGGTGCTGCTGCAAAGAAACGTGCGCCGTGGTTTAAAGGCGTGAATCCATGCGCAGAAATTTTGCTCTCCTCGACAAGTTTTTGCAACCTAGTGGAGATTGATCTTAGTAAATTCTCGTTAAAGAACCCTACGATCCTCAACGTGGTCCGTCTGGTATCCCGTGCGAACTACCGTCAAACCTGTGTATCGTTCAAGGATGGCATCCTGCAACCGGGATGGCATGAGAGCAACGACTACCTGCGTCTGATGGGTGTGGGCATCACTGGCATCGCTGCTGCTAACCCCAGCGCTGAGTACCTTCAGGCAATCCGTGCGGCTGCTCACGATGCTGCGAATGAGATGGCTGATGAGCTGGGCCTCCCACGCTCCAAGGCTATCACCACGATCAAACCATCGGGTACCTTGAGCAAGGTCATGAGTACCACTGAGGGTGTCCACAAGCCTCTCGGTAAGTACCTGATTAATAACGTAAAGTTCTCGATCAACGACCCTCTGGTAGAGCGGCTGAAGGAAGCGGGTTACCGTAACTTTCCTGACCCGTACTCTCCTGCTGATGCTGTTATCTTCAGCTTCCCGGTTTGCTGGGACACTGTGGACTTCGACATCGTTGACGGGAAGCACGTAAACCTTGAGTCGGCAGTGAAGCAGCTGGATCGCTACAAGCTGATGATGGACAACTACGTTGATCACAACTGTTCGGTGACGATCTCCTACGACCCTAATGAGGTTAAGGACATCATTCAGTGGCTTCTGGAGAACTGGGATACTTACGTGGGTGTGAGCTGGATTTTCCGCAACGACCCCACCAAGACCGCTAAGGACTTGGGCTACCCCTACCTCCCTCAAGAGGTGATCACGAAAGAAGAGTATGAGGAATACACTGCTGAACTCAGCGACGTAAACCTCGACGCAACAGACCTCATGGATGAGATCGAAGACCCAGACTGTGCCACTGGCGCATGTCCTGTGCGTTAATGCGTACCGTATAAGGAGACACCTAAGGATGAAAGAACCTTATATCTCAATAGAACTCTTAGAGTACCTCAAGGCTACCTTCCCCAACCAGCTTCCAATGCGAGATGACATTGATCTTGGTGAGGTGAAGAAGATGCAGGGTATTCAACACGTGATCAACGTCCTTCAGGGACTACACAACACTCAACAGAACTTGGAGTAACCATGGCTATCCCGTATCTCGGTATTGCTGGTGGACTGCTAGTAGGTGCTGCGCTGACTGGTCTAGCTAGTCGCTTCTTCGGTGGAAGGGATGCTGCTCAGCCAGCAACCACCAACACCACCAACCAGACGGCACGGAGCACTAACACTGTGTCCCGACAGCCTGTACAGCGACCTACCGCTATCCAGCGTCCAACCTACCAAGCCTCATCCAGCTACACCCAGAGATCACCGGAGCCTATTGGGTCTCGCCAGAACATCGTGCCTAGAGCAGGTACGGTTGGCGTACTCACTCCTACGACTGTGGCAGGGGGGTCAGTGTCTACACTGGCCTCCTCAACCTCTCTGGCTGGAGAAGCAGATAACACTGCATCCGACATCACTTCCCTCCCCGTGTTCACCCCAACGGCCCCTGAGCCTGTAACCACCACGACCAACTACCAGTCCACTAAGCGGCTGGAGGTTCAGAAGTCTAAGGCTGGTGAGCAGACGCTCCGTAACCCGTTGGACAAGGAACGCACCTCCTCGGCAATCGAGAGCAACCTCCCGTCTATCGGGGTCTCCTCAAGTTCACCTGCGGGTGTCTCTGAGGCACGTCCGATCAGTATGCTCCCGATCAAGAACCAAGGACCGGGAATACGTCCCGTAGTTCCGGGGAAGATTAAGAAAGGTAGATACTAACAATGCTTGGCAACTGCAAAGCTACGTACAACAAGCTCAGCGGTCAGCGTAACGTCTACCTTGATCGAGCACGAGCGTTTGCTTCTGTGACCATCCCATCTCTGATGCTGGAAGAGGGTCACAACGAGAGCACCAAAATACACACCCCGTACTCCTCGGTCTCTGCCGTAGGCGTACAGAACCTTGCGTCTAAGTTGCAGATGGCGCTGTTCCCGCCTAACCAGTCCTTCTTCAAGATGGACGTGGACCGCTTCACCCTCATGGAACTCACTGGTGGTGATCCTACGAGGCGAGCTGAGGTGGACGAACAGTTGTCCCACGTTGAACGTGCGGTGATGTCTGAGATGGAGAAGGAAGCGATGCGCTCCCCGATCTTCGAGGCACTTCGTCATCTCATCGTGACTGGCAACTACCTGCTGCACCTCGGCAAGGAAGGCGTTAAGGGCTACTCCCTAGACAAGTTCGTGGTTACTCGCGACCCTGAGGGCAAAGTCAAGCAAGTCATCATCAAGGAAGAGTTCCATATCGAGACGCTCCCTGAGGATGTCCTAGCGCTGACCTCGTTCAACCCGAACGACAGCGGTGGTGCTGACAAGCCCGTTGCGATTTACACGAAGTTCTACCGTGATGGGAAGCGCTGGAAAACCTACCAAGAGGTCGAGGATCAGATGATCCCCGGCACGGAAGGCTCCTACCCTATCGATGAACCTCCATTCATGCCACTGCGCTGGACTGCTATCGCTGGTGAACACTACGGACGTGCTCACGTCGAGGCGTTCTATGGTGACATCCGTGCTCTTGAGGGTCTCTCAAAGGCAATCGTGGATGCTTCCACCGCTTCCGCTCGCCTGCTGGTCATGGTGAACCCTACGGGTGTCACGAACAAGAAGCAGGTTGCAGAGGCTCAGAACGGCGCAGTCATTACAGGCGCTGCCGATGATGTCCAGTTCATGCAAACTCAAAAAGGCAGTGACATGGCTGTAGCATCTCAACAGGTGCAGCGGCTAGAGATGCGTATCTCCCAAGCCTTCCTGAGTGAGCAAGGCGCTCTGCGGGATGGCGAACGGGTTACCGCTGAAGAAGTACGGATGCGTGCTCAGCAGCTTGAGAACACCCTTGGTGGTGTCTACTCGGTGCTCAGCAACGAACTCCAGCTTCCTCTGGTACGTCGCCTTCTGGCTCAGATGCAGAAAGCTAAGAAGCTCCCAGAGCTGCCTAAGGACGTGGTTGAACCTTCCATCGTCACCGGCCTCGACGCTCTTGGACGCGGACATGATCTCAACAAGTACATGCAATTGTTGCAAGCCATGGCACCTCTCGGCCCTGAAGCACTAGGCCGGGTCAACATGGGCGACCTTATCAAGCGTGTAGGCGTTTCTCTGGGGCTGGAGATGGATGGTCTCATCTTCTCTGACCAAGAAATTCAACAACAACAGGCTCAGGCTATGGAGCAACAGGCGCAACAGATGATGATGCAAGCCGGTGCGAATGCGGTGAGCCAACCTCAAGGATAATAATAAATGAGCACTGAACACGTAGCAGTCTCTATGGATGCCCCAGTAGAACAGCCACCTATCGAAGAGCAGCTCGCTGCTGTAGGTCTGGATGCTGAAGGCAACAAAGCAGAAGACACCAACGCAGAGCCTATTCTAGGCAAGTTTCAGTCAGTCGAAGACCTCGCTAAGGCTTACTCCGAGCTGGAGAAGAAGCTGGGCGCTGGTGAAGCTCCTGCGGCGGCATCTGAGGGTGACCTTAAGATTACCCCTAAGGAAGAAGCTCCAGAATCTGCTGATATGGAAGCCCTCCTCAAGGCAGGTACAATCACCCAAGACATGTACGACACGTTCGTAGCAGGTCAGGAAGCAGCCTCCTCAGCGTTTCAGTCTGAAGTCTATTCAGTAGCTGGGGGCGAAGCTGCCTACAACGACCTGATCGAATGGGCTGGTGATAACCTCTCCGAAGCTGAGATCGATACCTTCAACGACCTTCTCGGCTCCGGCAACGTGGCTGCTGTGAAGATGGCTGTGTCTGGTCTCGCTGCCCAGCGTGGTTCTAGCCAAGCACAAGAGCCTAACCGCACCATCGCTGGCGGTACCCCACCTGCTGCCGACAAGTTCGAGAGTTGGGCGCAGGTAACGGAAGCAATGTCCGATCCTCGCTACAGCAAGGACCCAGCGTTCAACCGTGCGGTCCTCGAAAAGATGGCTCGGTCTAACCTGTAAGGAAACCTAATGAAAATCTACACTGGCCCTTGGGCCTACTCTGAATACGACAAGTCCGTACCTGCCAGTGTTAGGTTGCGGAATATCGGTGCCATTGGCTCCTCTCGCGACAATCACGAAGCACGCTTTGGCGCACTCGACGCACAAACCCTCCCTGCTTCGGATGGTACCGATCTCCCAACCCCGGCGTTCTCCTCTGTTTACGGGGGAGCCGCCTACTGGGGACACTACGTCATTCGCCGTGCTGAGGTTAAGCATGGTCAGACTAACATCGCTGCAATCATGAAGGCGTACTCCACCGGGAGCTCTGATGCCTACGGTAACACCGTGGCACGAGATAGCGGCATAGGAATGTACGAGATGATCGACCTCTGGGGTGACCCTCAGGGATACCACAAGCTCTACCGCGTGATGATCGCTATGGGCAAGTGGGAAGCTGGCGCACGGTCTGCCTCTGCCCCCGGCTATGAAGCGTTCAGCATTGTCTACGACCTTGGCAACCAAGACGTTGTGGATGAGCTTTACTGGGGCATGGTCCACGGCCTTCGGGAAGCGTGGCGAGACAAAGGGTTTACCATTCGGGTTACTCCCGAGGAGATGACCTACAGTGAGGCACCTGAGGCTCCCGTCGAAGAAGACGAGGCAGAGCCTGATCCTCTCATCAATGGCCTGTCAGGGTGGCGTACAGTCATCTCAGGGGGCCTTGGTATTCTAGCAACATTCTTCACCACCGTGTTCGACATCTTCGGGTTAGAGAACGCAGAGAAGCTGGGTAGCGTCACCGCTCAGGTGTTTATCGCTATGGCTGTGCTGTTCCTGATCCTCAAGTTCTACAAGCGGTTCGAGAAGATACTCAAGCGAGGAGTGAAATCGCTATGAGCCTCTACAAAAACATGAACGCCCGTAAAAAGGCTGGGACCTCCCGCTCCAAGAAGAAGTCCACGATTGACCCTAAGACCTACGCTAAGATGAAGGCGAAGAAGGGTGGATTTAGGAAGAAGAAGTAATGGCTAAACCCGCAAAGGGTAAGGCTTCGGTCAAGGTAACCAAGGGAGGCAAGAAAGTCTCCTACGGTCAGAAGGGCGCTAAAGTAAAGCCCGGAACATCTAAAGGGGACAGCTACTGCGCTCGCTCTGCTGCTCAGATGAAGCGGTTCCCTTCCGCTGCCAAAGACCCTAACTCCCCTCTCCGCCTGAGCCGTAAGAAATGGCGCTGCTCTGGAAAGAAATCTAAATGACAAAACTAATCGAGTGGCTGGACCGAGTATGGAAAGGCGTACTCCTCATTACCGTAGGTCTCATCGGTCTCCTTTGGTGGACCCGGCGGGACGCAATCAATTCTTACAAGGATAAGCACGATGAAGAAGCCGTTGGACGTGCCAGCGCTGCTAACGATGCTGCTACCGATGCTCGCCGTCTTGAGCCTGATGATGTTGCTCGCCGGATGCAGTCCGAAGGTTGGTTCAGGGATTGAGGCAGCTTGCAGTCAGTGGGAGGTAATTCAAGCCTCTCGTTACGACACGCTCATCACCGTTCAGGACATCCTAGAGAACAACGTCAAGCGAGAGGCATTCTGTGATGGCGTATAAAAGAGACTACAAGAAAGAATACAAAGCCTCACGGACCCCTGCGAGACGTAAGGCAAACATAATGCGAAAACGCGCGAGACGGTTGATGATCAAGAAGAAGGGCAAAGCTGCGTTGGCTGGTAAGGAAGTTGATCACAAGAACAACAACCCCACGGACAACTCTGCGAAGAACCTTCGGGTGATCTCTAAGAAAGCTAACCGCAAGAAGCAACCGAAGCGTAAGTAATTTCAGTCAGGGGGCGCTGTATTTCAAGCCCCCACACGTGCTGCTCCTAAGTAGGCGTGGCTACCGGACGACCATGGACCCGGTACAACTCAAGACCTGTCAAGCAAGACTACAAGCAAAGCCTCTGGCCCGTGCGCGGATAACCTTAGGACGAGATTGGACGCTTCAAGCGCAGGATCGATCCTCTTCTTAAAAGAAATCTCTATCTATATTTTTGAAAGGCTCTGACAAATGGCTCAGACTGATACCCCAAACCCAGCTAACATTGATACCTTTGCTGGTTCCGCTGGTACCCACAACTATGCTAACAACCGCGACCTCCTGCTGAAGGCTTTCTCCGGTGAGATGATCAAGCACTTCGATGAGAAGTTCGCTCTGAAGAACGGCGTTCGCTCCATCTCCCTCAACGGCGGTATTTCCGCTCAATTTCCTGCCATCGGCCGCGCTGCTGCTGACACCTTCATTCCGGGTCAGGAAATCGTAGGTCAAACCATCGATACGGCAGAAAAGGTCGTGACCATCGATGACACCATCATCAGCTCCGTATGGATTCACAACATCGACCAGATGCTGACGCACTTCGAGTTCCGTGGTGAGTACAGCCGCCAGATGGCTTCCGCTATGGCTCTGACCATGGAACGTAAACTGTTCCAGCGTGCTGTTGGTGTTGCTCGTCTTGGCGACCAGTTCAACGCTGCTGCTACTCCGGGCATCGATGCTGCTACCGCTGCTGCTACTGGCAAGGGTGCTGGTCTCGTTGGCATGAACAACGCTGTAACGAAGCACGTAGGTGCTGCTGGTGGCGCTGCTGAACTGATCAACGCTGCGTTTGAAGCCGCTGCATACTTCGACATGGAAGACATCCCATACGAAGACCGCTCTCTGTACGTAGCTCCTGCTACCTACTACGCTCTGATCAACTCCAACGACACCACCGTTACGAAGCTGCTCGACCGCGACTTCTCCACGAACGGTGACTTCGCTGGTGCTCAGCTGTACCAAGTTGCAGGCTTCAACCTGATCAAGACCAACCACATGGCGATCAACGGTACCGCTAACAGCAACTTCGGCCCAGACGGTCGTACCCCACTGAACGCTCCTGCGGGCGGCTTCGGTGACGACTACGCTGTTGACGCTACCGACACCCTCGGCATGTTCATGCACAGCTCTGCTGTTGGCATGGTCAAGGCTCAGGACATGGTAACCGAGACCGAATACTCTGTTGCTAAGCAGGGTACTCTGCTCGCTTCCAAGATGCTGTTCGGTTCCGACGTTCTGCGTCCATCTGCTCTGTACGAAGTACGTAAAGCTGCTGACGCGTAAGACATAAACTGTCTCTTCAAGGGGGGTCCTTCGGGGCCTCCCTTTTAAAATCAACCTAAGGCGGATACAATGCTTACACCATCTACCAAACTCGATGCAGTGAACTCTCTCTTGACGGCTGTAGGCGAGTACCCCGTGTCAAACCTCGTAGACGACATCGCGGAAGCTCAGATTGCCATTCAGGTACTCGATGAGGTTTCCCGAGAAGTACAATCCCGTGGCTGGAGTTGGAACACTCGCCGCAAGAACACCCTCACCCCTAACAACGACAGCAACGTCGTGATCCCAGCGAACGTCACTCGGGTGAACGCTGTGGATGTCAATGGGTGGGAAGATCGCACCAAGCGGTACACCATTCGTAACAACAAGCTGTACGACATGATCGAGTTCTCGGACATCTTCGAGACACCTGTATATGCCGATATGGTCTACCTGTGGGACTTCGAGAACCTTCCTGAGGAAGCACGTCGCTTTATCACTCTCGATGCTCAACAGCGTTACATGAACCGTGTGGCTGGCGCTGATGCTGACATGGCTCAGGTACAGCAGCAAGCTACCCGAGCGTACATCGCTCTTGAACAAGATGAGGATGCAATCGCAGATCGCAACATCCTCTGGGACAACCCCCTCTCTAACTACATCTCTTCCCGTCACCACGGAGGCTACTAATGCCCTACCTGTCTGATACCATCCCCAGTCTGACTGGCGGTGTAACTCAGCAGGTACCAGAGCTACGCATCCCCACGGCTGCTGAGAGCGTGAACAACGCTTATCTATCGGCAGTCCACGGGGTGAACAAGCGGAGGGGTGCTGAGCATATCGGCAACCTTACCTCTAATGCCCTTGGTACCTCTACGTTCGTACATACAATCGACCGTGACCTCGCTGAGAAGTACATCGTTACGGCTAACTCTGATGGCTCTGTAGAGGTGTTTGACCTCAACGGTAACGCCCAGACTGTCAACACGGTCGGCAATGCCTCCTCCTACATGTCTTGTAGTGACCCTGCGGCACAACTCAGGGCTACCACTGTAGGTGACTACACGTTCCTCGTGAACCGCACCAAGACTGTCCTAGCGAACACTGCGGCGGACACACGGCCTCTCTTGGGTCGTAACGCCTCCTTCGCTATCTCTGGTCACACTGGTGGGGGTAAGTATTCCCTCGTCGTAGCAACTGACGTGGACAACGGTGATGGTACGGTTACCACTTACTACCGCTCGGCTACCTACGACAGTAAGACCCGCACGACTGGTACGTCTACCTCCTCGGTAGCCAACCGGACAACCACGGGTACCAACACGGCGGCTGCTCACACGACAACCTCTACGTCAGCCCAGCGTAACACCACGACACCTTCTATCGAGAACGTACACACCGCGTCTACGTCTGACTGGGAAACAGGTTCATCCCTTTCTCCTAGTTACACCACCGTTACGGCTCAGGCTACAGATCAGGTCTCCGTACCTTCGGTGGCAACCACGGCGAACACCACGACGGCTGCTTCGGGTGACGACACGTCCTCCACTGAGACGGACACGTCGGTACTCAACTCGATCAAGGACGTTATCTCCTCCCTAGCCTCTGCGGTCTCCACAACGGAAACTGTGAGCGGTGAGACGTGGACGATCACGGACAACACTCAGGCGCACTCTCACGATGCTGTGGGGGAACTGGTGGGTAACCGTGAGTTCTACATCGTTTCCTTCAATGGCCCTGCTGGTACCAACTGTACGCACGTCTCCTCCGTAGTCTCTGACTTCGAGTC